ACAGGCCCTAATCCCACCCTAATTTCCGGGTGGGGGGGGAGCGACCAGCGGGAGCGTTGGGGGGGAGCGGGGCCTCCCCCCCTATAAGGTTGTCATCGTAAGATTGGCACTAGGGAAAGTGGGACTATTAACCCTTTCCTGAAAAAACTGAAAAAAAATCGGGAAACGGGGACCGTTAACCCTTTATGGTCTGGGCCCAGTATTACCCCAGACCTTTTGAGATGAGACGTGAGACGAATTTCATAATTTATTCAAAAATGTCACGTTCACGTAATTTTTGTTTTACTCTGAATAACTATTCAGAAGCCGATTTAGAACGATTGCTTGATGTTGATTGCAAGTATGTCGTTATCGGCAAAGAGGTTGGCCAAGCCAAAGAAGATGGCACTCCTGGCACACCGCATCTTCAAGGTTATTTTTCATTTAACCTTCAGAAGACACTGGCCGCCTGCAAGAAAGTTGATCCAAGGGCACATTGGGAGATTTGCAAAGGCCTTCCAAGTCAGAACCGTGCTTATTGCATTAAGCAGGGCGATTTCCAAGAGAAGGGTAAGATTCCAGCTGATCCTTCTGAGAAAGGTGAAGGCGAGAAACGACGTTGGGAGGATGCCTTTGCTGCTGTTAAAGAGAATCGCATTGAAGATGTTCCAGCAGATATTAAATGCCGTCATTTAAAATCAATTGAGTATGCCGTTACTCGTGAAGCTGACTCGATGCGTAAGCTGTCTAATTTGGAGTTCTCCTCCAATGAATGGAGATGGGGGGACCCCAAATCCGGTAAGTCCGAAGGCGCCCGCCTTGAGAATCCCGATCACTATGTTAAGCTCGTCCGAAGCAAGTGGTTTGACAACTACAAACACGAGCCGTGCGTCATTATTGAGGACATTGATCCAGAGTCTGCAAAGTCTGCTCAGTTTCTTAAGACTTTGGCTGACATTTATCCCCTTCCTGTAGAAGTTAAAGGTGGTACGATGATGATTCGCCCAAAGCGAATTATTGTTACATCAAACTACCACCCCTCCGATATATTTTCGGGGGTAGATCTAGAAGCTATCCTAAGGAGATTCCTAGTCTTGCATTTTGTTCATGATCCTAATTTTCATAATAAATAGATCATGCCATACTCTCGCAAATTTTCTTCTCGTCGTAAGACCTACAAGAAACGCGCTTATAAGCGTAAGAGCTATGCTCCGAAACGTAAGATGTCTTACGTTAAGAAGGTTGTTCGACGCGAGATTGCTCGCAATGTTGAAGACAAGAACAGCCAGTTGTTTGTTACTACGAACAGACTTTATGTTCCAGGAAATGCTTCGTTCCCAACGAACAATATCTTTCCTGTGTGCATTGAGCCTACTGCGATTGTTATCCCTCAGGGAACCGGCCAGGGAAATCGCATTGGTAATCGCATCAAGATTAAGAAGTTTCAATTCAAGGGAACTTTGGTGCCTCAGCCTTATGATGCGACTTTTAATCCTCAGCCTTTGCCTGTTCAAGTGAAGATGTGGATTTTCTACGACAAGAAGTTTCCTACGGATGTCCCTAATCCGACTGTTTCGAACGATTTTTTCCAGAATGGTTCGTCCGCTACCGGGTTTTCCAATGATCTTATTGACATGTGGAGACCCGTGAATACTGATCGCTATCGTATTCTGGCAACCAAGACTTTTAAACTTGGTCCTGCCTCCAATACTGGCAGCGGTGCTGTTCCTACGCTGCAGAATCTTGCTAACAATGATTTCAAGTATAATGTCAATTTTAGTTTTGAATTGGCTAAGCACATGCCCAAGGTTACCATTTTTGAAGATGGTGGCATTGAACCTACTACCAGAGGGACGTACTGTATGATTCAGTACGTATCTGCTACTGGCAGCGGCATGCCTGTTACCTCATATGCAGTTGAAAGTCAGTGGATGCTGAACTGTGTTTATGAGGATGCTTAAATAAGAAAATTGAAATTTTAATTTAATATTTTATTTGGCCGTATAGGCCTAATTGGATTCTTTAAAAGGCCGTACAGGCCCTAATCCCACCCTAATTTCCGGGTGGGGGGGG